ACAAGAAGAGCCCGAAGATCCTCGTTATATGACGAGTCCATTCAGAAAGCTCAAAAACCTATTACCCAAGCAGAAGGGTAGTCGATATGAAAAGATTACAGAGTGTATTCTGCGTGGCATGGGATACGAAGTAGAACGTGCAACCAATACAGACTATGATCGAAGGATCAATGGTTGCCAGGTAGAGATCAAGGGTAGTATGCTGATCAAGGATTCGGAAAAGTTTACATTTCTGCAGATCCGACCCGATCAGGACTACGAAGAAATATGGTTTGTCATGCTGTATCCTTTCAGAGTAGAGATCTGGAAACTAAACAAGTCTCAGGTTCGTACACTTTGTGATGCCAAGGTATTTCAGCGACAGCATGGCGGACAGAATGCCGACAGTGGCACTTATTGCTACTATGGAAATGAGAACACTTTACGTGAATTAGGTGCATTGAAAGTCTTATGAAGCCATTAGATCCGAACATCAGTGTCCAGGAATTGCAGAGTCTGAACTACGAGTATTCGTACACCAAGGAAGAACTCTGGGTAGACTGGGCCAGACTCAAGGGTGTTCGGGAATACAAGACTGGTAGCCAGTTTCAACCTGGCATCAAACTTTGTCAGCATTTCTTCCCAAACTTCTGGGACATAAGGAATGACAAAGGAGTATGTTTTCGTGACGCCTGGATGGATACTGCACTCATGGAGTCGGTATTAGACTGGGGTCGAAAAAGCATGAGCCAGCTCTGGCTGAGCTGGATTCGTCGAGCAGTTTATATGCGAGCAGGTCTACCAAATTCTAGTTTTTATAGACCGCATTTTAGTAAACAGATTTGTCAGATGACAGGCAAGCGTGAGGGTCGTTTATTTGACCCCTGTGCTGGCTGGGGTGGAAGGATGTTAGGGACTGTAGCCAACGGTTGGAAGTATGTTGGGTGCGAGCCCAACACTGAGACCTATCTCAATCTACGAAGATTGGTAAGGTTCTTGGAGATTGAAGACCAGGTGACGTTACATAACATGCCTGCTGAGGAATGTTGGAAAACTGGTCCAATTTTTGATGTAGTGCTAACCAGTCCTCCGTATTTCAATCTAGAAGTTTATACGGACGATAGCCGGCAAAGCTATAATCGTCACAATAGCTATGCTGACTGGTCGGAAAATTGGTTTAGGCCGCTTATTCGTGACTGTCTTGCAAGATTACGTCCCCAAGGCTTGAGTGCCTGGAATGTAATGAACTTCAAGAAGTGCGATCTAGTGGCCGACGTTTTCCAAGAGCACGCAGGCCTGAAGTTGGATGCCCTGGTTGGCTTCCGGAGCCCCCTGGGCAACCTTCGTCCGGTCAAGAACAAGGATGTGACCTACGTGTTTCAAACATGATCCGGTGAGTGAGCAGTTCCTATATAATTTCGGGAGATAAATATGTCGAACGCAGACCCATTGTTTAGTGTAACGGCTCGTGATTTAGACTGGAGCTATACCAAAGGTACAGGGGCAGGTGGACAGAAACGAAACAAAACTTCGTCGGCTGTGCACTGTACTCATCGCCCCAGCGGAGCTCATGGATATTCCGAAGCCAGTCGAAGTCAGCTAGACAACAAACGCGAAGCCTTTCAGAAAATGGCCAGCTCAGACAAGTTTCAACGCTGGCTCAGAATGGAAAGCATGCGTCGTACAGGCCAACTGTTAGAACAGGAACGACAGTTAGAAGCGAGTTTGCGTAAAGTAAAAATCGAGGTCAAAATCGACGGCAAATGGACCGAAGTAAATGCCAACCAGTTGGTTGATGACCCTGATACTTTCGACACAAGTTTCCTGAAAACCTAACGGAGAGACGACGTGAATAAAGCAACAATGCAATGGTGGCTTTTATTCTGTCTGCAAGTATTGGTAGTTAGTATAGCAGTTTATTTTGGTTTGCATGCAGAAATTTGGACAGCAGATGCAACAAAACTTAGTTTTCTAATTTTGCCGCTCTGGGCTATTACCAGTATTTTCATTGGCTTCTGGCATAGAATTACAGACCCAACCAAGATTGGCCGCCGACTCGAAGTTGGCTGGTATATCGCCGAGACCTGCATGGCTCTGGGTATGGTAGGTACTGTGGTTGGCTTCTTGCTCATGCTTGGAACATCATTCAATAACATTGATGTCAACAATACAGCAAGCCTGCAACAGGCATTGTCCAGCATGGCTCAGGGCATGAGTACAGCATTGTACACCACACTGATTGGTCTCATATCCAGTATCTTTCTGAAGAGCCAGCTCATGAACCTGGAGTATATGCGCGATGGCCTCCAGAAATAAATTTGTCAGCAATCTGGCCTTTGTTGACCTGCTGTTCAATATTCTGATCGGAGTAGTGTTTCTATTTCTAATAGCACTGATCATGATCAACCCCAAGGCCAAGAATGGGAATGTCATAGTTCCAGCCGAGTATCATATCATACTTACCTGGCATGACAAGAACCGAGACGATTTCGATCTCTGGGTCAGTGATCCTGCAGGTAACACAGTTAGTTACCAGACCAGAGATGTTGGGATCATGAATCTGGATCGTGACGATCTGGGCATGGCCAATGACTATGTCATAGTCAATGATGAATTTGTAACCGTGGAGCTGAATCGCGAAGTTGTTAGCCTGCGTGGTATCATACCTGGAGAATACGGTGTGGCTGTCATGGCCTATCGTAAAAATACAGATAACAATGGAGAGCTGGCAGACCCCGAGGTTGACGTAACCGTAGAGGTCATCAAGCTCAACCCCTATGCAGTTGTCTATAAACAGACACTGAAATTCAGTCAGGGCCCTGGTGAAGTACGAAATTTCTATAAGTTTCGTATCACAGACAATCCACGAGGTTGGTTTGCAGATGTCGGAGAAAATATCCTGGACATTGTAAGACTGAACCGAACACCAGCGGGGTCACCATGACAGGAGTAAGTATCTTATTGGCGAGTTTGGTGGCCAGCCTCATGGCCATGGCCATAGTAACTATTATAGCAGCTATCAGACTCAAAAAGAACTGGATTGTTTTCATACTCATACCATTGCTGGTCTTCAATGTTGGCTTTAGCTGGCATACCATAGACAAGCTCTGGGGAACACCCAGACATGGCTTTCCCGATGTTGAAGTTGAGATCATAGCCATGAAGGTAAACAAGCCCTGGGCCTATTTCCTGGTCAAGGAGCCCAATGAAGAACATCCTACGCTGTACATGAAGCCCTGGACCAAGGAGCTGGAAAAGAAGATGACCGAGGGCCAGAGAAAAATGAAGGCTGGCAAGAAGGTTGTAGGCAAGGAGAAAAAGCCCGAGCAACGTGGCATGACGCAGGACCCTGGAGAGATGTTGCTGTATGAATGGAACTATAAGCAGGAAATGGTTCCCAAGAATCCTCCCCGTTTGCCACCAGGTGCAGACACGGATCCACTGATCAGGCCCTTGCCTGGACATGGACAGCCTGGACCGCCCTAGGTACTTGATTTACAAGCAGAAAATAATTTTCAAGAAAATGCTTGACAAACAGTAACCCAGGCTTTAATATAGAGTCATCTTACGAGATATGTTGGGGTGGCAGAGAGGCCCAATGCAAGTGCCTGCAAAGCACTAAAGTCGTCGGTTCGAATCCGACCCTCAACTCCAGATCTTTTACAATTGAATGCCAGATTTTCCGGCCGTGGTCTAATGGATAAGGCAACGTTCTTCTAAAGCGTCCGATGTGGGTTCGATTCCTGCCGGCCGGGCCAGAAACAAAAAACATGGAAGGTTGGCTGAGAGGCCGAAGGCAGCGGTTTGCTAAACCGTCGATTCAGGAAACTGGGTCCGTGGGTTCGAATCCCACACCTTCCACCATACAATCGCGGGGTAGAGAAGTGGCAACTCACTAGGCTCATAACCTAGAGATCGGTGGTTCGAATCCACCTCCCGCAACCAATCCAGATTAGCTCAGCTGGTAGAGCAAACGACCGATAATCGTTAGGTCAGTGGTTCGAGTCCACTATCTGGAACCAAACATGGAGGGTTAACTAGGCTGGGCCTAGCACTGTCTTGAAAACAGATGGACCGCTGAAGCGGTTGGAGTTCGATTCTACCAGCCCTCCTCCAAAAATGCTTGACAACTAGCATCAAGGTGCTAGAATTATAGTTGTAGTAGATATTCCAGAGTAGCTCAGCGGTAGTAGCAGCAGACTGTTAATCTGTTGGTCGGTGGTTCGATCCCACCCTCTGGAGCCATATTCAAGCACATTGCCGAACAGACAAATGGCCGCCCACAGGAAAGCCGATGAGCAGTGTGCTTGAATATGTTAGGGCTGGTAGTGATAATGGTAGCACATCGCGTTTGCACCGCGAAAGTCGGAGTTCGATCCTCCGCTGGTCCACCAAAGAATTTGGTCTGTTAGTATATCGGTTAGTATAGCGGCTTGTCACGCCGCAGAGACGGGTTCGACTCCCGTACAGACCGCCAGTATATGCACCGTTCGACTATTGGTTAGGTCGCCACCCTTTCAAGGTGGAAAGATGGGTTCGATTCCCATACGGTGTGCCAAGTTTATGCGGGTGTTCTCCTGGGAGAGGACTCAGCCTTCCAAGCTGATGGAGAGGGTTCGAATCCCTTCGCCCGCTCCAGTTTATGGGGCGGTTAGCTCAGTTGGTAGAGCGGCACGTTTACACCGTGTAGGTCGGGAGTTCGAGACTCTCATCGCCCACCAGATACTCGGATTGGTGAAATGGTATCATTCGTGCTTTGGGAGCATGAGGCGCAAGTTCGATTCTTGCATCCGAGACCAGTAATGGTGTTGTTAGTGTAGTGGATGCACCCCTGTCCGTGAAACAGGTAGAGAGGGTTCGATTCCCCACAACACCCCAGTTATGCTGAATTAGCTCAGTTGGTAGAGCAACCGCCTTGTAAGCGGTAGGTCGTCAGTTCGAATCCGACATTCAGCACCAGTATTCTCGGTGTAGTATAAAGGCATTACGTCGGTCTCCAAAACCGGTTATGGCGGTTCGAATCCGTCCACCGAGGCCAAAAAAGTACTTGACAGTAATATATACAGATGTTAACATAGAAGCAAATCTGGGACCTGCCCCTATCAGCGGACTGTAAATCCGTCGTCAGAAAACCGATAGGAAGTAGACAAGTGGAGCGTTACCACCAGGGCCCACCAAAAAATACTGCCCTGGTGACGGAATAGGTATACGTGTTAGTCTTAGGAACTAAATTTTGGGGGTTCGAGTCCCTCTCAGGGCACCAATCATGGGGGAACGGCGGGAGGAGACTTTTTCGTAAAGTCGCCGCCAGTTCTTAAATAACAGCCCTGTGTGCCCCGGCAGTATCCCCGGCCCTACGCCGGTTAGTAAGTAGGCGTTATAAGACTTGCGTGAGTAGTCTTAGGTGCCCATACCTACCTCCCTTCGGGCTATTCATCCGAAAGGGTAAAACGTATGCGAGGGTCTTACCAGCCTCGAATGGTATGGACAGGGTAACAACTCAAGTTGGGGCTCATGGGAATGAGTAGCCGACACCATATTGAAGCACATTGTAAGCCATGGGCTCGATCATGCCTGAGTAACTATGTATATAACTGCGGTAATTCTAGACTATCCCGCATGAGCATAGCAAATAGTGCAGTGTGTTTCAATATGGTAGCAATATCATAACACGTGGCCATCAGCGTGTATAAAGGCGGCGAGTCTTAAACGAAGTCGGTGACGGGATAGGTAGAACAGTTACTCCGAAAGTGTAACGCCGGATTTTGTAACCGGCAACCATATTGAAGCACATTCCTGCCGTATTGGTCTACGGTTCGAAAAGCGATAGGACCTAGAGTAACCGCCTAGGGAGTTTGATGAGTGTGTTTCAATATGGTGAGTAGGAAGTAACTGTGAGCCGACTTGGTGAGGTTGCAGACTAAAGATCAACTTCGACCGCGTAGATAGTCCGGACTATCGTTTGAAACGGAAGATGCATCCATCCCCTGCCCTACTGGCCATATTGAAGCACATACAGTTCCGCCCGATAGTAAGGGAGATAGCGACTAGCGTTGAAGGACTGTTTAAGTGTGTTTCAATATGGTTCAGGAGTAATTACCCTCGACCATAGTCGGAAGTCATGACTCCGGCGATCCGTGGTAGTGTAATGGATAACACGCAGCGAGGCGTGGGTTCGAGTCCCACCTGCTCCACCGGGGCAGTAGCTTAGAGGTTAGAGTGCAGCGAAATGAGGGTTTCGAAATCCCTCCCACAATGGATCAACATAGAATTATGCCGGCTAAGCTAATCTAGTGAAAGCGCTGGTCTGAAGAACCTGAGAGCCTGGAGCGTAACCAGGAGCCGGCACCACAAATGGAGTACCTATGCGAGTCCATATCCTAGGCGGTGGCATTATTGGAGCCAGCATTGCCTATCATCTTACCAGAACACCTGGCATTGAAGTTCAGGTCTTCGAAAAAGATAGACTACTGAGTCAGAGCAGTTTTGCTCGTAGTTGCGGTGGACTTCGAAGTCAGTATAGTACAGCAACCAACATACAGATGAGTCGATACAGCATCGACTTTATCAAAAACATACCTGGTCTAAAATTTACAGGCAATGGCTACCTGATGCTGTTTGGTGCAGATCAGGCTCAGGATTGTCGTTCTAGTTTTAGACTACAGAAAAAGCACGGAGCCAGCACTCGTTGCCTGCGTCCCGATCAGCTAAAAACTCTGCATGATTATCTAAACGTAGACGATGTCTGGCGTGGATGCCAGACCTTTGACCAAAGCGAAGGCTGGATAGATCCTACTACCCTGCATTCCTGGTTTGTTACCGAGGCTCGAGCAGCTGGTGCAAACTGGAACTGGCTGGACGGCCTGCAGGCTGACCATGACCGTGCCGATGCCATAGTACTGGCCTCGGGATGCTGGACAGGCCAGGTAGGACGACATTTTGGACTAGACATTCCTGTGGCTGGACACAAGCACACTGTATTTCATGTCAGCAGTCCAGCACAGCATATTCCTAGTCTGCCCTTGGTGGCAGATCTAATCACAGGCATCTATATTCGTCCCGAGGGCAATCAGTACATAGTTGGCTACGATGGCAACGGTACCTGGTCAGCTCCAGATCTAGAACCTGATTTGCAAAGCTGGGATCGGGTCTGGGAATTACTGTATCACAGATTTCCAGGCATATTCGAAGCCGCCAGATGCCAGGGTGCCTGGAGCGGCTACTATGATTCAAGCACCATAGATAACAATGCCATCATTGATAAACGTGGCAACATTTATTTCGCAACAGGATTTACTGGGCGCGGACTCATGCACAGTCCTGCAGTAGGTCATCAGGTATCGCTAATGATACAGGATCAGCCAACTCTGGACCTTAGTGCCTATGAATTGAATCGTAAGCCCGACATTGAAAAATACGTAATCTGAGGTAAACATATGAAACTAGCAATTCTGGGTCTGGGCCATATCGGAAGCTATGTCCTGGATCGTCTTTTCAAAGATGGTTGGGATGTGCAGGGCTTTGATATCACCACAGGTCATGATCTAAGCGATGAAACTGTTCTTCGTGGAATCATTTCCCAGAACGACGGTATCCTGGCAACCACACCATTCAGTCTAAACAAACAGATTGCCAGCGTGTGCAATGACCACGGCAAAGACTACTTTGACCTGACTGAGAGTGTGCAGGTTACAGATTTTGTCAAGACTCTGACACATGGACGCTTTGTTACCCAGTGTGGTCTGGCACCAGGCATGGTAAGTATTATAGCAAATAACCTAGCCAAAGAATTTAATACTGTTCGTAACATTCAGATCATGGTAGGTGCCTTGCCTGTGAACGCAACCAACCAGATGCAGTACTATCGCACCTGGAGCGCCGAAGGACTAATCAACGAATACATACATCCCTGCACAGCAATTTTCAATGGTGTGCTGACTGAGATTGCACCCCTGCAGTATGTTGACTTTGTAACTCATCGTGGACAGACTCTGGAAGCTGCTACTACCAGCGGTGGTATTGGTAGCCTGGCCGAAACCTGGTTGGGTCGAGCCGACGGAGTACTATACAGAACTCTGCGCTGGCCTGGACACTGGAGCCACATGAAGTTCCTGCATGACGATCTGAACATGGCCAAAGAATTTGATACATTTGTAAAATTGTTCAAGGATCATGTTCCACAGACCATACAGGACGAAGTTCGAATTCTAATTACAGCCACAGGCTGGATCAAGGGTCAGTATACAGTTCGTGAATACAACAACGTAATTACCTGCACTGATGAGCATACAGCCATACAGCGAAGCACTGGTGATGGTGTCATCAATGTTCTAAATCTTTGGTTACATAACCAGTTGCCAAAGACCATGGGTTGGATCAAACAGGAAGATCTGAATTTTGATCTAATCTGGAATGGTAAGTATAATCAAGCCTATAGGGAGATAACATGACCCTGACCAGATTACTAAGTTCCAATGATGCGTATTTTGCGCTTCTGCGTGACGATCCTGTGCGTCCCTTTATACCTCATGACCAACGCATAGGTACAAATCGTGATGTGTTTGTGCTTGAGAGACCACACCCTGCAGCAGTTATCTGTGTTAGCTACCTGGGTCATGTTCCCAGTACCGAATCAGAACTATTTGTAGAATGTCTAAGTCCCGACACCGCTGTATTCTATACAGTCTGGAGTTACAAGCCTGGAGCTGGTCGCGACATCATACTTGAAGTATCCAAATACATCAGAGAAAGCATGCCACACATAACCAGGTTTGTTACTCTGAGTCCACACACTGAACTTGCTCGAAGATTTCACCTAAAGAATGGTGCCACAGAATTTAGAATGAATACTGAAACAGTGAACTTCGAATATGTTTTCAAAGATTGATGAGATACGAGCCTGGTGGAGAAAAAGTTACAACAGCAACCCCCTGGCATTCAAAATCGAAATGCTGGGCTTCCTGTTCACAGTGGGAGCCAGTCTGGTTCTGGCTATCAGTGCCCAGAGTCCAGATATGCGTTGGATATACCCATTCTTTTTTGCTGGTAGCCTGTGCAGTTTCTTCGCTACTAGGATGCGTGGTTTAGCCTTTCCGTTTCTAACGGCCTGCTATTTCCTAGGAGTCAATGTATTAGGTTTCGGTAGGGCCGTAGAGTTCTGGTAAGGCTTGACAACGTGGTTGAAAGGCGTTAATATTGATTGAAATAGGAGAAGCCAATGTCAAGAACCTATAGAAAAGAACGCGGTACCAGCAAAACGGTACCAGATGGACATGAACAGTATCTGAGCCGAAGTTGTCGCCATCATGGTGGCTGCTCCTGGTGCGAACGAAACCGTTTATTCAATTTCCGAAAAGTCAACCAGGAGAAGTTTTATAGATATTAACATCGCGGGTGTAGCTCAGTTGGTAGAGCACTTCCTTGCCAAGGAAGATGTCACGAGTTCGAGTCTCGTTACCCGCTCCAAAAAATAAAAGGCGGACCTATGCGTATTTTCGAGGCCAAGGTTAGAACTGATAGAGGCGTTGTTGATCACTATCATATCTGGGCATCGTGCCCGCTTGATGCCAAACGCATAATCGAAGAAAAATACGGTCCGCACTCATTACTAAGTTTTCCGATCGAAGATCGAAGCCATCATGCCAGAACCAGTATTTGGGAAGATACGGACGTTCTGGACCGAGGGTTGTACAGAACCAAGAAGTAGATAACAGAGGGATTTTCAAATGGCTATCCTAGCCTTGGATATTGGCGGAACCCCACGACAGTGGATCAGTTACGAAGAAGCAATTAGCTATCATGCAACAGATAGCGTAGCCTGGTACATGGGCGAGGTTGTTTGTAAATATCACGGCGGAATTCAGCGCACAGGCGACAAGAGCTACATTGAAAGTACCAGTATCATTGCTATCAAAGGTCATGGCTTTGTGCCAGAAAAGCATAGCAAGGTTGCATTGAGTAACCGAACCCTGTTTGGTCGTGACAGAATGATGTGCGCCTATTGTGGTGCAGTGCATCAAAACTCAGCCAAACTAAGTCGTGATCATATCCTGCCACGAAGCCGTGGTGGTACTGATACCTGGATGAATGTTGTTACTGCTTGCCGTACCTGTAACAGCAAAAAGGACAACAAGACTCTGAAAGAATCAGGACTAGAACTTCTGTATGTTCCCTATGTTCCAAATCATTATGAGAACATTATTTTACAGAACAGAAACATCCTAGCCGATCAGATGGAATACCTGACTGCTGGTTTACCCAAACACAGTCGTCTACTATAAGTTTTTTCAACCAACTGGAGCATGCCATGAAAAAATTTCTGGCTTCCGTAGCAAGTGTGGCGATGATTGGTTCCGCGACTGCCCAGGGAATTCCTGGCCCCGAACAGGGCAGAGAAATGGGCAAAGATGGTTGGTATATGCCAAACAACGGATTACGTGTTGTCTGTAACAAGATGGATAAGACCATGGAGTTTGTTCAGAAACAGCATGGCGAGCAGGTAATATTTACAGGCATGAGTCAGGTTGGGCAGGGCCAGGCTGGATGGGTATTAGCAGTCAATCCAGAAAAAGGCAGCTGGTCCATACTATTAGTAGATGGTAAACATGCCTGTGTTGTAGGCTCAGGTACTGATGCCACGGCCTATGAAATTGATTCATCCAAGTCCTCTGAACCAGGGACTAAGACTGGCAAACGCCCTCTTTAGGCAAGAGCATGTAAGGAGCGTATAACCAAAAAAGGCTATACGCTACCCACAAATCTATGCTATGATTTACCTGATTTTGTGTCATCCACATTATTCAATTCTTTCTCTATGAGTATTCTTTCTTTCTCAATGGCTTTGCCACGGAGCTGAAGAATGGTTGTGACCTTCTGATTCAATCTAATTATATCATTGTCCAGAAGTCGTATACGATCTATGAGTAAGAGCAGAGTCTTTTTGTTCTCAGATAGTACAGGTTTGACTTCCTTAGTGACCCAGGTCCATATATAAAAGACGAAGTACCCCATACCACAGGCAGCAATAACTGGGAACCCATACTTACCGATTAGAACGGCTAAGTCTTCCATTAGTCTCTCCTGTGGTCTTTTTGCTCGGCTCGACTGATTCGGTCGTAGTCAGGTTCGACACCCAGAGCGTGACTGATTTTTACGTCAACTCTTTGGAGATCGTTTGTCATGGTATCAACTCTAGTATCCAAATTGTCAATAATTACTGTTAAACCATTGACAGTATCAGTAACAGATGCTAGAATGAACTTTATAGTGAGAAATACGAAATAACCAGCAGCCAGTGATGCAGCTATGGGGAATCCGACTTCTGCCAGAAATGAAAAGAAGTCCATTTTGATATATCCTAGTTCATGTTCCACTTATTCACGGCCCATGAGCTTCAGAATTTTGGACTGTATGTTTTTGGCGAATTCAGGTTGTGGTAGATTCCAGCCTATGAATGCTCCAATTATCATCCAGAAAATTGCTTCAAGCATGATTGCTCCTTAGATGTGTTGTCAAGTATTCATAACTAGCCATTTATTTATCAGGAGGACCCATGGCTAATAGGCACCTGCATCTGATTATCAGAGCTGAAACCAGAAATACTCCCAGTGATCCAAACTGGGTACATGGCTGGCTTACTCAGATGGTAACAGATATTGGCATGAAAATTCTTCAGGGTCCAATTACTACCTACCTGGATGTACCAGGAAATCGTGGAGTAACTGGTGTAGTAATCATAGAAACCAGTCATATTGCATTACATGTCTGGGATGAGTCAGATCCAGGTCTGCTGCAATTAGATGTTTATACCTGCAGCGATCTAGACCCCAATGTTGTGCTGGACAAGATTCGAGAATTTGATCCAGTAAAACTAGAGTATAAGTATTTAGATAGAGAAACTTGTCTAACCGAAATACCAGTATAGGTATCCTTTCAATCACCGTTATGAGGACATATTAATGGAAAAGGACAATAAGCTGGATATCGCCAACCTATTTCAGAACAACTGGTCGGAAACCCGTTCTGAACGCCTGACAGTTCCTGAGTATTTGGAATTGTGTAAACAGGATCACATGGCCTATGCTACCGCTCCTGAGCGTATGGTAAAAGCCATTGGCGAACCAGAATTCGTTGACACCAGTGAAGATACACGACTGAGTCGCATCTTCTTGAATCGTACCATCAAAACCTATCCAGCGTTCAGAGACTTCTATGGCATGGAAGATACCATTGAGCGCATTGTTGGATACTTCAAACATGCTGCCCAGGGGCTGGAAGAACGCAAACAGATCCTGTACCTTCTGGGTCCTGTTGGTGGTGGTAAATCAAGTCTGGCAGAACGTCTCAAGGAACTCATGGAGACATTCCCTGTCTATGTACTAGCCACAGAAGACGAAATCAGTCCAGTGTTTGAATCACCACTGGGCCTGTTTAGCCATAGTCGTTATCACAAGGTCATGGCTGACCAGTTTGGTATCAATAAGCGTTATCTGAATACCATTCCCAGTCCCTGGGCTACCAAGCGCCTCAAAGAGTTCAACGGCGACCTAAGCAAGTTCAGTGTTGTCAAGCTCATGCCCAGCAAACTTGAACAGATTGCAGTTGTCAAGACCGAGCCTGGTGATGAAAATAATCAGGACATTAGCAGCCTGGTTGGTAAGACTGACATTCGTAAGCTGGAACACTTCAGCCAGAATGATCCAGACAGCTATAGCTTCAGCGGTGCCCTGTGCCGTGGTAACCAGGGTCTCATGGAATTCGTTGAGATGTTCAAGGCACCTATCAAGGTCCTGCATCCATTGCTGACTGCTACTCAGGAAGGCAATTATGTGGGTACTGAGGCAATTAGCGCCATTCCTTTCAATGGTGTGGTCCTGGCTCACAGTAACGAGTCTGAATGGCAGACCTTCAAGAACAACAAGAACAATGAAGCCTTCCTGGATCGTATCTGTGTCATCAAGGTACCATACTGCTTGCGTGTTAGCGAAGAGCAGAGCATCTATACCAAGATGTTAGAAAGTTCAGACCTTCGCAAGGCCAGTTGCGCTCCACTGACCCTGAAATTGCTTTCAGAGTTTTGTGTACTGACTCGTCTCAAGGAACATGAGAACAGTAATCCTTATAGCAAAATGCGCGTCTATGATGGACAGAACATCAAAGAGACAGACCCACGCAGCAAGAGCATGCAGGAATACCGTGATGTTGCAGGTGTTGATGAAGGCATGAACGGAATCAGTACACGTTTTGCGTTCAAGATCCTGAGCAAGACCTTCAACCATGATCCCGAGGAAGTCGCAGCCGATCCTGTGCATCTAATGTTAGTTCTGGAAGAAGCCATTCGTCGTGAACAGTTTAGTGCCGACACTGAAGCGCGTTACCTGGGCTTTATCAAGAGCTACCTGATCAAGGATTATGCTGAATTCATTGGCAATGAGATCCAGCAAAATTATCTGGAAGCCTACAATGACTATGGTCAGAATCTTTTCGATCGTTACATTGAGTACGCTGATCATTGGATGCAGGAAATTGACTTCAAGGATCCTGATACAGGACAGTTGTTTGATCGTGGTGTCCTGAACACCGAGCTCGAGAAGATTGAGAAGCCTGCAGGTATTGCCAATCCCAAGGACTTCCGTAATGAGGTTGTTCAGTTTACCCTGCGCCAGCGAGCCAAGACAGGCGGCGAAGTTGCCTGGACCAGCTATGAGAAGCTTCGCAAGGTAATCGAGAAGAAAATGTTTGCCAGCACCGAGGATCTGTTACCAGTAATTAGCTTCGGAGCCAAGGCAACACAGTCCGACCAGAAGAAACACGATGACTTTGTTGGTCGTATGATGGAAAAAGGTTATACAGCCAAACAGGTCAAGCGTCTGGTCGAATGGTACATGCGAGTAAACAAGGCGGGCTAAACCATGCCGATTATTATCGATCGCAGGAAAAATCCTGGCAAAAAGAACCTCAGCAATCGTCAGAGGTTCTTGGATCGCTTCAAGAAACAGATCAGAGAAGCTGCGAAAAAGCATATTACCAAACGCAGCATTTCTGATACTGGTGAACAGGAAATCAGTCTTCCTGGTATTGGAACTGACGAGCCCAGATTTGGTCATAAACAGGACAGTGGTGACTGGGATTATGTTTTACCTGGTAACAAAGACTATGTTCCTGGTGATCACATCGACAAACCCAAGTCTGGGTCTGGCGGTGGCCGTGGTACCAAAGGAGCTCGTGGGCAAGGCGGCGACGATGAATTTCAGTTCCTGCTAAGCTATGACGAATATCTGGATCTGATTTTTGAGGATCTGGAGCTACCCGATCTCATCAAGAAATCCGAAAAGCAAATGACTTCGGTTCAGAAGCAGCGTGCAGGGTTTACAACTGCAGGCCTGCCCAGTAACCTGAACATTGAACGAACCGCCATGGCTGGTCTAAGCCGACGTATTGCTCTCAAGTATCCCAAGCTCAAGAAAATTCATGAACTTGAAGCCGAGCTTGAAAATACCACAGACGAAGAACGTCGTGCTGAGATTACCGAAGAGATTCGCAGGCTTCGTGTTCGCTCCAATGCCGTAGGATTTCTGGACAATGTTGATCTTAGGTTCAACAATTATGTGGCTGTACCCAAGCCTATTACACAGGCCGTGGTGTTCTGTATTCTAGACGTTAGCTTTAGCATGGGCGAGCGTGAAAAGACCATAGCCAAGAAATTCTTCATACTCTTGCACCTGTTTCTGCAACGCAGATACAAGAACATTGATGTAGTGTTCGTTCGTCATCATGAAACTGCTGAGGAATGTAACGAAGAAGAATTCTTCACCAAGCGTGAAAGCGGTGGTACAGTTGTTAGTACAGCCTATGATCTGTGTGATCGTATCATCAAAGAGCGTTACAAGGATAACTGGAATGTCTACCTGGCTCAGGCCAGTGATGGTGATAACGTCGGAGACGATGGCAAAGCCGTACGTAACAAACTAGGACCCATACTGAAGAAAGCTCAGTTCATGGCCTATGTTGAGATCATGCGTGACTATGGAGCCATGAACCAGCTGGTTGGAAGCCTGCAAGGTCAATCGCAACTCTGGGGCGATCTAGAAGATCTGCAAGATGAGTTTGATAACCTGAGCATGGAAAAACTGTATAATGAATCCAGTGTACTGGAAGTTTTCCGCAGTTTCTTTTTGAAGGACTAACATGAGTAACCCATTATGGTCAGGAAGCGACTGGACTTTCAAGCAGTTAGATGATGTCTATGACGCCTGTGAACAAGTAGCCAGAGACGAACTTGGTCTGGATTACTATCCTAACCAGCTAGAAATTATCAGCAGTGAACAGATGCTGGATGCCTATACCAGTGTAGGCATGCCCATCTATTATAAGCATTGGAGTTTTGGTAAGCACTTTATCAGTGAACAAAGAAATTATCAGAAGGGCCATAGTGGCCTGGCCTATGAGCTAGTCATCAACAGCAGTCCCTGCATCAACTATCTCATGGAAGACAATAGCATGACCACGCAGGCTCTGGTCATAGCTCACGCGGCCTTTGGCCATAATCATTTCTTCAAGAACAATTATCTGTTCAAGCAATGGACAGATGCAAGCAGCATTGTCGATTATCTGATCTTTGCCAGGGACTATATTGACCAGGCCGAGGCCAGATATGGACATTCCGAAGTTGAGGCATGGATAGATAGCTGTCATGCTCTCATGGACTACGGTGTCAATCGTTATCAGCGTCCGACCAAGCTGAACGTTCAGGCCGAGAAAGATCGTGCGCGGGATCGCGCCGAGTACCTGCAATCTCAGGTAAACGAGCTTTACCGTATCACTCCAGAGAGCAAGAATAACAAGAAGAAAGACGCGGCGACCAAGCCCTTCCCTGAGCAACCCGAAGAGAATCTGCTATACTTCTTTGAAAAGTATAGTCCAGAAATCGAGGTCTGGCAGCGTGAGATACTACGCATTGTCAGAAAAATTGCTCAGTATTTTTATCCTCAGGCTCAGACCAAGGTCATGAACGAAGGATTCGCTAGTCTAACCCACTACGAGATTCTGAACCGACTTCATGAAAAAGGCCTGACCACACAGGGTGCGCATCTGGAGTTTTTGCAATTGCACACCAATGTACTGTATCAACCCGATTATGACAAACCTTACTATAGCGGTATCAATCCTTATAGCTTTGGCTTTGCCATGCTGCGTGACATACAACGCATGTGCGAAAATCCAACAGCCGAGGATCAGCGTTGGTTTGGTAAACTAATCAAAGGCAAGACTTCACGTGAACTAATTCTGGAGGCCGTGGCTGAGTTCAGAGACGAAAGCTTCATACGTCAATGGCTAAGTCCCGAAGTGATTCGTCAGCAGAAACTGTTCAGCGTCTGGGATGATCGCGCCGACAAGGACAAGTATGTGGTCAAGGCCATACACAATGACTCAGGTTTTGAGCGCATTCGTGAAATGCTGGCAGATCAGTATCTCCGAGCGGCCAGTGTACCACAGATCGAAGTCAAACAAGTCAATCGCAAAAGTCGTACATTGTTGCTACAATACACTGAACATCGGGGCCGAAAGCTCGATAACATTCAAAAGATGATGCCTCATATCGAAAAGCTCTGGGGCGGCTATCCTGTTATCATGGTAGACAGTCGTGGTGATCCAATCAACCGTAGTGCTTCAGCTTCATCACTTCCATCAAACATCGTTATTTGCTAAATTATGCGTTTCTACACAAACATCCAGCAGTTTGGTAACAAGCTGCTGGTTCGTGGTATCAATGGCGGCAAGATAGTTCAGGAACGGGTAGACTTCAAACCTACTCTCTGGGTACCAAGCCGCAATCCTACAAGTTCACATTACAGCCTATTCGGCAAGCCGCTGGAAAGCATTCGCTTTGACAGCATCAATGATGCCAAAGACTATGTCAAGAAATATGGCGATGTCGACGGCTTTGAAATCTATGGCAATACTAACTTTGCCTATCAGTATATCACTGAAACCTTTCCTGGTGAAATAGATTTCGATATACATCAGATGCGCATCTTCAGTCTGGACATTGAGTCTACGGCTGAACATGGTTTTCCTGATGTGAAAAATCCCATAGAAGAAGTTTTGCTCATCACAATGCAGAACTATTCCACCAAGCAGATTGTTACCTTTGGTGCCCGTCCTGCTGAGCCTACACAGGAAAACCATCAGTATGTTCAGTGCAAGAATGAATATGATCTGTTCAAGAAATTTCTAAAGTTCTGGACTGACGACTATCCTCATATCATCACAGGCTGGAACGTAGAGTTCTTTGACATTGCCTATCTGGTAAATCGCATGCGTCGTGTTCTGGGCGATGAGCTAACCAATACTCTGAGCCCCTGGAATCGCATCAATGATCGTGAAATTGAAAAGATGGGTAAGACACAGATCATCATGGAGCTTCAGGGTATCAATACTCTGGACTATCTGGATCTGTACAAGAAATTTACCTATACTGCACAGGAGAGCTACAAGCTAGACTATATTGCCAAGGTAGAATTGGGCAAGGAAAAACTTAGCTATGATGAGTACGATAGCTTCAGAGATTTCTATACCAATGACTGGCAAAAGTTCGTAGAGTATAACGTGGTTGATACCGAGCTTGTTGACCAGCTCGAAGGTAAGATGAAGCTCATTGAGCTCATCCTGACCATGGCCTATGATGCCAAGTGTAACATCAGTGATGTATTTTCCGCAGTTCGGACCTGGGATTGTATCCTATACAATCATCTCTGGAACAAGAACATTGTTGTTCATCAGCGTGAAAATAAACCAGCCAGACAGATTGTTGGTGCCTATGTCAAAGAGCCGCGCCCTGGACAGTATGATTGGGTAATTAGCTTTGATGCCACTAGCCTGTATCCCAGTATCATCATGCAGTACAATCTAAGTCCTGAGACACTCATACCAGGACAGACCGATGTTACTGTTGATGCATTACTGGATCGAACACCTGACCTTGATCATCTGAAAACCAATAAAGTTTGCATGACATCAAATGGTGCCATGTTCAGAACAGACAAGCTGGGTGTATTCCCTGAGATTGTGCAAAAGCTGTTTGATGATCGCAAGAAGTACAAGAAGCAGATGCTGGAAGCACAGACACAGTATGAGCTTACCAAGCAACCCTATCATCAGAATCAGATTGCCAAGTTCAATAATTTCCAGATGGCACGAAAGATTCAGATGAACAGTCTCTATGGCGCCTGGGCCAATGAGTATTTTAGATTCTATGACTCTAAGATCGCCGAAGGCATTACCATGACAGGCCAGTATATCATTCAGGTAGTTGGTCGTGAACTCAATGCCTGGCTGAACAAGGTCTGTGGCACCAAAGATGCCGATTATAGCTTCTATTCAGACACTGATAGCTGCTATGTGACCATGAGTACTTTGGTAAATAAATTTTATAAAGATCAGAGCAAGGAAAAGGTACTTAGCATCCTGAATAAGATCTGTGAGGAAAAGATCGAAGAAGTTCTGAATCGAGCCTGTAAGGGTCTGGCAGACTATACCAATGCCTATGAACAAAAGATATTCTTCAAGCGTGAAGTCATTGCAGACCGTGGCATCTGGGTAGCCAAGAAGCGATATGCTCTGAATGTGCTGGACAGTGAAGGAGTTACCTATGCCGAACCCAAGCTCAAGGTCATGGGCCTGGAAATTGTTCGGAGCAGTACTCCCGAGTATGTCAGAGAGAAGCTCAAGGAGGCTGTAAAGATTTGCCTGACCAAGACCGAGCTGGATCTGCATGCCTATATTAGCAAGGTTGAAGCCGAGTATAAAAATCTCAGTCCCGAGCAGATTGCCTTTCCCCGAGGTGTCAGTGGACTAGAACAGTATGCCAGCTCAACCTCAATCTATGTCAAGGCTACTCCCATGCACGTCAGAGCCAGCCTTTTGTATAACTGGCATCTGAAGAAGCAGGGTCTGGAAAAACGCTATGAGCAGATACGTGAAGGCGACAAGATCAAGTTCCTGTATCTAAAGACACCAAATCACATCGGAGAGAATGCCATAGGATTCATTGGTAGTATTCCCCGTGAATTTGGTCTGGAAAAATTCATTGATCACGAAACCATGTTCCAGAAATCCTTTATTGAACCCCTGAATACCATACTAAGCGGCATAAACTGGAGTATCAAGCCACAGGCTACCCTAGAGGACCTTTTTGGCTAAATGGTATCGCATTTTATACGTACACATACTAGAATCATGGCCTATGTTGCCAAGGAGAAGTTATGAGCCTCATCGATAAGTTGAAGAAGAATAGTACAATCAAAGACACTGAGGTACTGAACAAAAGTAAATTCTTCAGTGCCAAGGATATGATACAGACCAATGTCCCCATGATCAATGTTGCACTTAGCGGCAAATTGGATGGTGGACTTACACCTGGTCTGACGGTTTTTGCGGGCCCGTCCAAGCATTTCAAGACCGCATTCTCTCTAATGTGCGCTAAGGCATATCTGGACAAGTATGAAGATGCTGTTGTGTTATTTTATGATTCTGAGTTTGGTAGTCCTCAGTCTTATTTTGATAGCTTCGGTATCTCTACCGACAGGGTACTACATACGCCCATAACTGATATTGAGCAACTCAAGCATGATAGCATGGCTCAGCTCAATAACATTGAACGTGGTGATCATCTGATCATCATTGTGGACAGTGTAGGCAATCTGGCCAGTAAGAAAGAGGTTGAAGATGCCCTGGAAGGCAAGAGCGTAGCCGACATGAGTCGAGCCAAGCAGCTAAAGAGTCTATTCAGAATGGTTACACCTCATCTGACCATCAAAGACATTCCCATGGTTGTGGTAAATCATACCTACAAAGAAATTGGTATGTTCCCCAAGGATGTTGTCAGTGGCGGTACAGGCGTATACTATAGCGCCGACAACATTTATATCATTGGGCGCCAGCAGGAAAAAGAAGGTACTGAACTGGTTGGTTATAATTTTATCATCAATGTTGAAAAGAGTCGGCATGTTCGTGAAAAGAGCAAGATTCCCATTGAAGTCAGCTTCGAGGGTGGTATCAGTACCTGGTCTGGTTTGTTGGACATTGCATTACAGAGTGGGCATGTAGTCAAACCCAGCAATGGCTGGTATGCACACGCGGGTTCCGACAAGAAGTACAGACACAAGGACACATATACCAAAGAGTTTTGGTTGCCAATTATGTCAGACAAGACATTCAGAGACTGGATTGAAACCAAGTACAGAATCAGTGCCAGTGATCTGGTAGCCAATGACATTAGTGTAGAGGAGCTGAATGATGAGTTCGACGCAGCCAGTGATGTTTGAACATTGGAGACATGGTACAGAACACTGGGGTGTAGTGATTACCGAAGGACCCTGGAAAGATACCTACATAGCATTCAAGAGCATAGCCGATCATCCAACAGATCCTCTGGGTGGCATGGCTGTGGATTATCAGGTTCTGCAAAAGCCAGACAATCTAGACCCCTATGGTAAGGACCAGGCTCATTTTGAGTCTGTACTACAGGACATTCTTGCAACCATGGTAGAGCGCGCAGTAAATTTCATGAAGGACCGTAATGAAGATCGAGACCTTGATCCTCAGCAGTTTGATCCACAATAATGACTATGCCAGAACAGTTCTCCCCTTTGTAAAGCCCGAATATTTCAGAGATAGCTCTGAACGTGACATCTTTGTTATCATTGAAAACTTCTATAAAGAATATAATAGTAGCCCCAACACTGAAGTCATAACCGTTGAGTTGCAGAACAAACGCAACCTCAATGAGAATGAATATGGCCAGCGCATGGCCATTGTTCAGGAACTAGAGCCCAGTACTGCAGACAACAACTGGCTCCTAACCGAGACAGAAAACTTTTGCAAGGACCGAGCAGTATACAATGCCATCCTGAAAAGCATTGCCATTGCCGATGGCAAGGACACAAACCATAGCAAGGATGCCATACCAACACTGTTATCTGAAGCTCTGGGTGTGGCATTTGATCGTCGTGTGGGCCATGACTATTTGCAGGATGCCAGTCTCAGATATGATTTCTATCACAAGGTAGAAAATCGTATACCCTTTGATCTGGAAATGATGAACAAGATTACCAATGGCGGTATGCCCAACAAGACTCTGAATGTAGTCCTGGCAGGCACTGGTGTTGGTAAGAGTCTGTTCATGTGTCATGTAGCGGCTAGTACACTGAGCCAGGGTAAGAATGTGTTATACATTACCATGGAGATGGCCGAAGAGAGAATTGCCGAAAGAATTGATGCCAATTTGATGAACGTTACCATGGACAGTCTCAAAGATTTGCCGCGTCCTATCTTTGAAAATCGTGTAGCCAAGATCAGAGAAAAGGCTCAGGGCAATCTAATCATCAAGGAATATCCAACCGCGGGCGCGCACACTGGGCACTTCAAGAGTCTGCTCAAAGAACTACAGCTCAAGCGCAACTTTAGACCAGATCTCATAGTCATAGATTACCTAAATATCTGTGCCAGCTCCAGATTCAAATCTGGTGCCAACATCAATAGCTATACTCTGATCAAGAGCATAGCCGAAGAGTTGCGTGGCATGGCCGTAGAACACGACGTACCCATACTAAGTGCCACACAGACGACTCGAGGTGGCTATGGAAATACCGAAGTTGAGCTTACCGATACCTCAGAGTCTTTTGGTTTGCCAGCCACAGTAGACTTCATGTTTGCGCTAATCAGTACTGAGGATCTGGAAGCCATGGGGCAACTTTTGGTCAAGCAGCTCAAGAATCGTTATAACGATCCGACCATGAACCGAAAGTTTGTCATTGGTGTTGACAGAGCCAAGATGAGATTGTTCGATCTGGAGAGTTCAGCCCAGACGAATATCAATAAAGGATCGAAAGGTACTACGAACCTTGACATCGATAAGGTTTCATCATACAATCCAGGAAATAGGAAAGCAGGTCCCGATTATAGTTCTCTCAAATTCTAGGAACTAGCCATGCAGCATCCTTTTAGTGTTACACCAGTATTTCACATTCCAAGCACAGATACTGAGCCCGAGACCGAACCTGAGCCCGAGACACAACCTGTGCCTGAGGAAGTCATTGACCCACACGAACACGAGCCACGCTACTTTACTGACTAAGTCATAAATACTTACGAAGGAGGGAAGCCAAATGCAAGTAACTGTAAGAGGAACCCGAGATCGTAAGTTTGCATCTGTGATGAGAAAGGCCGCGAGATCATTTGCGTCCAATCTTTTCGGTCACAAGATGTTACCACATCTAACCTTTAGAATCATCTGCACTCATGAACTCTCTGCCAGTGGTTTCTGCGGGCCCAGCGATATCGCTGATCTTTCACGCCCCAGAGACTTTGAAATTGAACTACTAAACAAGGACCGAACCAGACTTTCGATCATAACCACACTGGCCCACGAAATGGTACACGCCAAACAATTCGCATACGGCCAGCTCAAAGATAAGGTAGTCAAAAGAAAGTTTGTGACTACCTGGCATGGCGTACCATATGATGATGATGTCGACTACTGGGATCATCCCTGGGAAATCGAAGCGTATGGATTGGAGAATAGTCTGGTAGCAAAATTTCTCCAGGCAAGCAACCTATACGATTTTTTTGAAACCGAAGCGGGTACCTGGTATCCACAACCAAAGGATTGAATAATGTCTGATACAGCCTGGACGGTCGTCCAAATCATACTCATGCTTCTAGCCTGTTATGCCTGCTTCATCAAGGGCATAGATGTCGGAATAGTGCAGGCCATAGACAGCCTGGGCGAACAAGGGTTGCTAAACCAAGAAAAATTTGACCGAAAGATGCGTGAAATCGAGCGGGAGGAAGGCTAGGTCATTGATTTCATTGAAGAAAATATTTCACACAAAGGGCTTGACAAACAGGCCCTTTTCTGTTAATATCGTATCATGAACTTCCAAATTGGTGCCAGGGCTGAGATCCGGACTCGACATCTTAGCAATCTCCTAGGCGTAAAATATCAAGAGTCCACTCACACGGGCATAGTAGTCCAGAACCCTGCTTGGTTGGATAACAACTATGTCTGCATCCGAACAGGCAATCCTGAATTTCCTGTTAGCCAGATCTTCAAGCCCAATATCATTGGGTACGATGCTCCCAAGACCAAAATTGACCTCAGAGTCTTTTCCGTGAAAAGCAAGTCCACGGGCAAGACCTATCAGGTGCAGGTACAGGGTCTGAATG